CATCAATGATGAATGACTGTTGATACTCCATCAACCTGTCTTCACTGTCTTCTTCCAGCCACCACTTGATTCCTTGATTGTACCAGTGCAATGCTTCTGCCCACAGTTGGATTCTGTTGTTCACAATGTATTCTGTGTCAATCTTCTTTTGAATGTCAACAATCCAGAATCTGCGCTCAGGACCATCACTGAGAAACTGGTAGTCATTGGTGGATGCTGTGAACACTGTTCTTCTTTGTCTTTGAATGGGCATCTTTGCATAGGCTGGTCTGTATCTGTCTGATGCTGAAGTCAGAAACTGTTTTGCATTCGCAGCTGTCTTTCCCTGCAGCGCGTGCATTTCTGCCAGTTCCCAAATCCAAACACCAGATTGGTGCAGCAGTTCATAAGAATCTTTGTGTGAGATGTTGATATTGGAATCAGAAAACCATTCTTCACCAGCCAACAATTTCAATGCAGTTGATTTGCGCATACCTTTGGAACCAACCAACACAAGACAAGTATCCATCTTGCATCCAGGTTGCATAACTCTGGCAACACATGAGATGAACCACTTGCAACTGAGTTCAACCATCAGTGCTTCACATCCTGCTGGAGTCTTGGCATTCAATACATTCTGAAAGAATGGTTCAATCCTGTGGACACCATCCCATTCTTCCAGTTCCAACAACCAATCTTTGATGGGTTCAATGGCTCTTTCTTGTGCAACCATGATGACTGAAGCCCGCAATGCTTTGTCTGTTACTCTGTATCTGTAGTGTTCTTCAAAGTTCAATGCAATGACTTCCAAGGTTACATCACTGACCATCTCACCATTCAGCAAGATTTGGTCTGAATGTTCATTGTAGCAAAGACTAGTATATCTTGGGTCATTTCTCAAGATGCTGGCTGTGTTCCATCTGCAGTTCAGTGGAATCATAATGTTTGTCCCTCGTTTGGTTTTCTTGCGTAGCATATCCCAAGTATCAATGTCTGCTTCAGGTGGATTGCCCTTGGCTTCGACTGTCAGACCCGTTGCTTCTTGTGCAAGTTGAATCAGTAGTTCTGTTCTTTGTTTGTTTGTCAAGTGTGTCATTTTCTCTCTCTATGATGTCAGTTTGGTTTGGTTATAGTAAATCTTCGAAGCGACCCCACCAACCACAACTGTTTGCATGGTTGCAGGTTGGCCATTTGTATGCGATTCCAGTACATGGGTCAATGCTGAAATGTACACTGTTTCTGTTGCACTGTGGACAAGATATATATCTGGCTTCATTGTCTTGGATGGTTGCACCGGCCTTGTTCGCCAAAGCAAGTCTAAAGCTGGGGTCCATCATGACTTCATTAATGGATGCTTTGCCATTGGAATAGACTTTTGCTGTGTATTGTCTTCTCACTGGTTGTTTGATTTCGATGTGTTGATACTCCAGCACAAAGTTTCTGCCAACATTCCATGCTGTCTGATGGTAGTTGGCTGGAAACATTGGGTGGTGGCTCTTCATGTCTGCACTGGGTGGTGTTGGTATTCCATATCTGAAATATATTCTTGCTCGGTCATTCAGTGCAGAACTATCAGGTTCACCAATACCAACAACACAATCCCATACACCTTTGGCAGCAATGCTTGCACGTGGCCAGTCTTCTGCTGGAACTGGTTCTTCCAGTGGCAGAATGATTCTGTATTTGTGGTAGTGTGGTTTGTTGCTGAATGATGTGTGAGCAATCACATTGTATTCATGGAATAACCGCCAAGTATCAAAGGTAGTGCACCCATCATCAATGTCAAACACCAAGAACCAAATCTTCTCTGCATTCTTTCCGGCTCTGCGCATTCCAGTGAATGTTGTAGGACTCCACAAAGGCAGCTGGTCTTTCTGATGTGTGAAGGTCTTTCCATATGAAGTTGTAAATCCCTTCACCAGTTGTTGAAATGTCATACCATGTTCTGTTGCCCTGGTATCTCTCAAGTCATTGAATGTTGTAAATCTCCATTGGTTTCTCATAATGTGTATATCCTCCATTGGGTGTGTGGTTCTTCTTGTTTGCTGCAATACCAGTCTTCTGCAGTGACACAGACAACTTGATTGTCATCATTCCATACCTGTGCTTTTGTCAGGACATCCAACAGCATCTTAATCATGTTGTCAATGTCTGGTTTTGTAACCTTGGGTATTCTTGCAACTGTGTCTTTCTTGCGGTTCAATCTGGCTGGTCTTTTGTGGCAGAATGTCATGGAAACTTTAATTGGACCAGTCAATGGTTCATGGTCTATCTCTATTTCTTTCAACATGCTGCGCTGGTATTCCACTGATTTCTTTGGAGTGTATGCACCCCACTTGGACATTCTAGGCCTACCCAATGCAACTGGGGCAGCGTGAAATGTTCCTTGGCTATGTAGTACCCACATCATTGTTCCATCTCAATCTGAGAACACCAAGCATCGAACAAAGGTGGCCAGCCCATGGGATTGATTGCCCTGGTTATTCTTTGCAGATGTGTGATTGATGGGTATGATTCTGAGCGCATCCACTTGAATATGACATATCGGCTGCAGTTGGCAATGTCTGCAATCTGTTCAACTGTGAGTGGACTGGATGCAATCTGTTCACGCAGCATGATTCCAAACTGTGGGTTCTCCAGTGCTTCAATCTTTCTGTATCCCCAGTCTAAAGCTGTAATCTGATTGTCAAAGTCAATGTATTGGTATTTCACATCTTTGAATACAACTGTGGCTTCCCAAATCCATTGCTGGTATCCTTTGTGCTTGTATCGTTTCAAGATTCCAACTTTGCGCCCTGCAATGCAAATAGGCATGTCATCTATTCTGTCACCAAACTTCATGCGCGCTGCTGTTCTTCCATGTTCTTTGATGTACTCTCTGATTGTTCTTGTCATGTTGTTATTCCTTCCCTAGTTTATTGAATGAGATGTTGTGAAAGATTTCCCAATGTTTCTCTTTTGGGTATTGTTGTATGATTGTGAAAATGACTGTGTACAGAAATAAGTTGTCAATCTTCTCCTGCTGAAGATGTTCTTCAATGCTTTCTTTCAGTCCTGTTCTCCATTGCAGGTCTTCCATCTTCCATTGCAGGTCTTCCAAATAGATGTGTATTCTGTCCAGATATGTCATTGTTGGTCACCTAGTGAGATATACAGTTTCTGCATGATTTCATAAGGGTGGTCCAAATGCTTTCTGCGTAAGTGTTCTACAATCAGAATCATTTGTTTGTCTGTCGGTCTGCCCATTCCAGAAAACCACTTTTCAAAGTAGGTTCTGTGTATCAATGTCTTATGGGTGAGATATGTCAAAGACATCTTGCATTCATCCAAGTATTCTTGCAGCTGCTGTTCAAATGTCATAGTTCCATTCCTATTTCTTGAATTGTTACTTTGATTTGTGGGTGGTTGATTTCTAAATACTTCATGAATTCTATCCATGTTTTGTCTGAACTGTTGTATCTGCACTTGATGAAATGCTCTGCAGTGCTTCTGCAGTAGAATACTTGACTGTGGGCATCTCTATAACTGGCCACAATCAAGACATATAAAGTTCTTATCATCATACTCCCACCGCCATGCACAGCAGTGCAAATGTCAATCCGATTGCAGAAAAGAAGCCAATACACAAAAGTGTTCCAGCAAGATGTTGTTTGATTTGGTTGTTCATGTTGTACCTCATTGAACTGTGTACTTGATTGCACACCTGTTCATATATATGCACAGTTTCTATTGGAATGTCAAGATTATTTTAAATGTGTTATAGTATTTCCATGACAAATCCAATAATGAACCGAAAGCAGCGAATGACACGTGGAGAACAGAACTTTGAAAAATATCTTCTGCCATTGGTGCAAGATAAGTTTCCTGGTGTGTGGCACTCGTGCAATGAACAACCATTGGACTATGAACATGGCATTGACTATGTGGTTGTCAATGGTGCATCCATCACAACCATTGCAGCGCGTGTGTGGATGTCTCACCCAAAGCAGCATTTCACATTGAGATGGAAAAGAACCAGTGACCCATTCAGGCAACTGGAATTGGGCAGCAGAATGGATGCTTTTCACAGTGGTGGTCTTCTCAGTGACTGGACCATTGAAGGCTTCTTCTATAATGACAAATCATACGTAGCTTTAGTACCAACAATCAGATTGCTGGATGTTGTTGACAGATACTTCGAATGTCTGCCCAAGTTCATGATTCAGAATCAGAATGACTATACTTGGTTCAAGCGCGTTTCATTCTATGACTATGGGTTGGATGAATGGGTTGAAAAAGTAATTACTTCCTTCTGACAACAAAAGTCTAAAATCTTTACATATGGCCTTTCTTATGTAAAAACAATTACTACTTCAATGCAATCTTGATTTCTTTCACATCATCTTTGATGACATCCACTTCTTTGTTCAATTCTTGCAAGCTGACTGTCAAAGTTCCCAATGATTCTCTATACATTTCGCGGTCTTGATTGTGTGAGTCAACAATCTTGTCTAACTGGTCCAAGTGTCTGTTCACCCATACTGGAACATTTGCACCCACCCACTTTGCAATTGCATACAAACACACGACACATAGACCAAGTGCGGCCACCGGTCCTGTCAAAACTTCAATCATCAGCTGTTCAGTCATTGGTTCTTCTCCCACTTCTGAAGACCAGCTGCCATTCCCAAAGCAATCTGAGATGCACCAAAAGCATTCAACAAGTCAATATGTGTATCCATGAAAATCGGTTCACAACAAATAGCAACCGGCTTGGCAACTCCTTTGATTGTGTAGAAAGCATTCTTTGTCCATCCTTCTGGTTTACAGTCAATGGCCTTGAATTCTCTTATGCTTTTGATTGATGTTTTCAAACCATTGCAGATTGATTCAGCAAGTTGTTTTCCAGTGCTGCTGCGATGGTCATAAAACATTGAACCATAATGGCCACCACCAGCATTCAAGTGCATGGCCAAATAAACAGTTGTTTCATTGAACATGCTTGCATATTCATTGACCCTGGCATGTCTTTCTGAATACTTCCCATCACTGAGTGGAATCACCTT